TCTGGGGTATTGCTGCACCGTCTTTCTCTGGTATTGCAAAATGCGGTACTTCTTTTTTGCAAATGTCGCATATTTTAATGGTTTTTTCTATTTTCTTAATCATTCTTCAACCTCCTAACCACCACGAAAGTTGTTTGAAATGCTGTATAATTTTTTACGCTTATTTCTGTAAACCACCATCAAAGTTGTTTACCCGTATATTCAAAGTAGAAACTGGAAACCTGACTTAAAAAAAGGTCTAGTCAAACTAACGCCATTTGGCAATCAATTTATTAAAGCTTGTGTTTTAAATGAAAAGCATTCTTAGCTTTTCATTTTTTTATTATTTCTAAACTTTCAAAAAACTTTGGATTAATTATCATTGTCTTTTTATCTGTTGAATATTCAAATATTTTTTGTTTAGAAAATGCTCTTTTAATTATTAAAGCATTAAAACCTGTTGCATCAAACTTTATTTCCTGTATACTACTCTTTAAAATAATCTCATACATTTCCAATGTTCTACCCTCCATTCATTTAAAATAGATTTCATTCTGCTCCCTCACTTTCTTTCATCTTTTTCTTAATCATAACAGCATGCCAATCGAATAACATGTTTGCAGCAGTAGCCTTTGAAACGGAATATTCTTCTGCAATTTCATCTACTAATTTTTCAATGCTTTCATGCATTTTGAATATAGTATCAAGCCACTCTATTTTAACTTTACCATGTACATTACTCACCGTTCACACCTCCGCAAAATTTATGCTTTGTTAATGTTAATCTCATACCCTCTTGATAACATGCAATTCCACAATGTTTCTAATATCTCTTTGAATTGATCTGCATGATATTCACATGGATGATTATTCTTAGTGTATTCATACTCCTTTATGCAAGTCGTAATTAATTCCACCAATTCAACCTTTTCATGCCGCAACTGATTATTTTTTCTCTGCAATTCTACAGCCTTATTCATCCATGATTCCCACGCATGATTGGTTTGTTCATTCTCCAATTGCAACTTTGCTAAATCAGCCTTTAATTGTGCGTTTTCTTTTATTAATTCATCATTCAAATGTCCACATATAGGACAGTTTGATTTTATTGCTTTATGTAATTCTTCTCTATTATCCACTGTTTACCCCTCCTTTGTGAGACCGGCTCACCTTAAACATCTTGAATATCTTCTTCTCCATTCGGAGCCCATTCAATTTCATTATCACCATCTAACCCAGCGTTTTCGCCATACACACCGCATAGTTTGTCTATGCCGCCATTTCCGCAATACATTGTTAACGAACCTAGTTCATCATATGCTGCTTGTATAATATCATCAGTACCAGCGTTTCCTTCGACATCAACCTCAACCCATACAGATACTTTTGCTATTCCATAAACTCTCTTTTCATAAACCTATCTCCTTTCAAAAAATCTAGCTTTAGCGTAGTTACTTATCCTCATTAACCTTCTTCACAGTTAAAAGTTTTTAATATTTCAGGTATTTCCATTAATAATTCACAATATGTAGTATTATCTTTTTCTGTTTTATCAAGATATTCTCTTAATTCCTTAATCAACATTTGTTTTAAAGCATCCATTTCATTCATAATAATAACCTCCGTTAAAACCTTATTTTGTTATCAACATATAGATATCAATGTAAACTTTAATTATAAATAGCAATACACATAATATTAAAAATATCCACATCAACAAATTAAAAATCCAATTTAAAAATTTTTTTAAAATCATATACCAACGTTTTCCGTAAAATTTACTATCAGCCCAATGTGGAAACTCAAACAAAAATCTTAATATACCGACTGACACTGTGATTACACCTATTATTACCAATACTGTTAATATATGATTCATCCACTCATCCCCTTTCGCTAAACTACTAAACATTGTATTTAACTTGCCTGTAACTTGCCTACAACTTGCTAAAAAGAACAGGCTACCGAATACATAATGTGGTAATTGGGGCTTTTAACCACACTCCTTTTTATTTATTTTTTATTTTTGTGGTAGCCTGTTGTAAACTTTGTTGGGCGGACGGGTCCTGCCCCCGCTGGTCGTTGGATTATAACGGTTACGACCTACCCGTCATAAACAGTATGCATGTCATCTCGCCACGCTGCCGCCCAAAGCTTTAATTTAACACATCATCATCTTCCTCACGTTCCCATCCTGCACAATCTTTAATCACATGTCCTTTACGGAATATTTCCTGCTCCGTTTTAAAACACCAACCTTTAGCATCTATATATAGTCCTGTATTATCGTAGATTGCCTTTGTATCTTTATGCTTACATGTAACACATGACTTTACAACAGGATTGAAGAAACATTTGCTTTCATGCTCTCTTGCTTTATATTTGCTTATATATGACCGTTTGCAAAAGTCACATTTGTATTTAACGATTTGTTTCACTTTTTACACTTCCTTCGCTAACCGTACATTTCTTGACTAATCTTCTATGTACCATTTTCCTGATAATATTTGGAATGATGTAATTGGATAGCCATATTCATTCCTTAAGCTACATGAACCTTCTTCGCATAAATCTCATTTATTCACTTGCAGACAATTCCTTATGCTTAACAACCTTGCACCACATTTTTTCATTAATTCTTCACGTATTTCATCTAATTGCTTAAACGTCCTTATAGGCTTTTGTAAAGTAACATTTGCATCTCCTATCACAAGAGAATTATCTCTTTCTATATATTCATAACTAATCAAATACTTAAATCTTTTCCGCACATTCTCACCCCTCATTTTGGATAATATCCTGAACAAGCTTTCATTGTCCTTTCCCCTCGACACTCATCACAGATAGCACATGCTGAAAGGTTACCGCCAATAGTTCTACAGTTATTACAAATACATTGCTCATTATCATACTCACAAGGAAATTTTGGGTATGTGGATTTACCTGTGGTTTTTTCATTCATCCAACCACTCCTTTCATTACTTTGCATGTGGATTTAGTTGTGGTATAATCCCACCTATAGACATAGGGTTTACCATTAATGCCGCTTAAAGAGTTTCGTTCAAAATGATATCATTATCTTTAGCAACCAAAATTCCATGACCGTAATAACCATTATGTGCGTTGTAAACGGCTAATTGGAATACCCCATTGTCAGTAACAAAATCAACAAACTGAATGCCTCCGCTGTCGCCATCATAGTAACCTGATTTTTCAACCTTTTCTTTGTTTAAAGCAGTATCAGTTAAGTTAATTTCCCTTAATTCTGCTCCGATGAATTGATTTAAGTCATCTTCGCTTGCGAAGTATCCCCATGATTCACAGCAAGATTGTCCGTTATCAATTAACACATAGATTACATGTTTATCTGTCTCTACTTTATAACCATCCATATCTGCATAACCGCCAAGAATGTTTAGCATTTGAACCATTCCCAGCCTACCACCTTTACCCTCCATTTTAGCCACAGGCTGTATTTTGTAGTTGAATCCTTCAGTGATTTCCTTGATTTTTCCTAACATAAAATACTCTCCTTTCTTCAAATACCACAATTTTCTTAAAAATCTATTGATTTGCTTAATTTATGCCAATACCACATCTAATTCCTCATGGCCGTTTTCTTTTCCGTTTGTCGCTTTAAAATTAAGTTCTTCTAAGTCATAAACAACAACATATACATTCATATTTCCATCATATACACATTCAACGATATCTCCTTCATAAATTTCTTGTCCTTCTGGATATTCTTTCGTTCTTTTTGAGTCCTTTAATCCGGTGTATTGCAACAATTCTACGTTTTCAAATGGCTGGCAATAACTACCGTATCCAGTTCTATGGCAACCTATTTGCTTTGCTTTAAAATCTAAGAAAACTACATTGTCAACCATGTGCTTTTTCTCTTTATCCCATGCCTTGAATTTAATTTCTCTCATGTTATCCCTCCTTCGTTATTGTTTTGTTTCTTGTAATGCAATAATACCTATCAAAAGACTTATTATTGTACCTGTCGTAAAAACTATTGCACCAAAAATACTTTTTTCAATCCAAAGTTTTAAAGTCGCACATAAACAAGCTCCTACAGCAATAAAAGCTATTGCTATTCTAATTTTTAAAAACATTATCAAATCACCTCACTTACGCTAATCCCATATTTCTTAACTCTCACATTCCATTTCAATCATGTTCACCTTTTCCAACATTATTAAGTATTGTTTACCGTTGTAATCTTCGTATACAACCATATTCCCATTTTGTTCTTGCGTCTTGATATGTTCCAACACCTTTTGCTTACCGTTATCGAAAAATATTCTCACTTGTGTTGCATATTTAAAAACTATCATACAAACCACCTAAAATTGATTTTTTATTTGCGGTAGACTTATTATATTACCCACACCGTAAAATTTAAAAATTACCCTTTAAACCTTAACAAAAGTCCATGTTTTTAATTAAAAGCTAAATTCTTTTTTGAGCGTGGGCTTATTTTTTTACCTCTGACACGTACCTTTAAAATTTTAGCTGCCTGTTCAATGTCCAATTCGTTGAATTCTAATATTGTTTCAGTATCGCCTTGTACCACTACTGTAAATATGTGAGGATAATTATTGATAAGTCTTTTACAAACTGATGTGTTTCCGCTCTTTGTATTACTTTCAATCCAAACTCGCAACTTTGCATCATTGTATCTGTATATCTGTGACCTTTTTCCAATCTTGCATGGTATAAATGAACCTTCGCATATATGTCCTTTACTGTCAATTTCTGATGATACTCTGTATATTCCCCTATACTTAATCACTTGCTACCCTCCTTTATGTTTGTGCATATCTTCCGTGTTTCCGGTTCCTTTTCCCATCTGCTACAAATACGAACGGTTTCTTACCTGTTCCTTTGATGTGTCCGTATCGCTCTTGTATTTCTTCCGGACTAAGCTTGTATGTTGTTACCGGACTCGCAACAGGTATTCCTTCGCATACTTCAGTTATAAATCGCTTACCTATCTCGATTTTCATTCTTGCTAACATCAATCTCACCCCTATCAAGCCATAATGCACAAATTAACATCAGTATAACGATTACTAAAAACCCAACACATAATGCACCGTATTTATTCATGTTCAACACTCTCCAATCTTTTAAGGAATGTTTCAATATCGTATTTGTACCGGACTTTTTTAATCTGCTGTGGTATATGTATTCCGTTTTCTCTAATCCAATCTAAAGGAATTGACTTCCGTTCTGTTGTTGCTATGTATTGTTCAACTCTATCAATCATTACAAAATATGTTTCTGCTACGTCACGGAAGTTGAACACTATACCAGGATATACACCTTTGAACATATTTGCTTTGCATAATTCTATAAGCTGATTCTGCCGGATACAGTTAAACGGTATTGACTTTCCTTTATGACTTTTAAGTTCTAACAAAAGCAATTTCCTGTCTGATGTTCTGTTATCAAAGAGAATGCAATCACACATATTGCTTTGCTGGAATCTTACATTTTCGTTTCTTCCACCGCTAAAATTTGCTGTTCCGTCACGTAACCGATAGAAGAATATTCCTTTCGGTGTACTCCTTTTAAAATCTTCTTCAAAACTTTTTCCGGCATTCATTAACATCACCGTCCTTTAACAATCTTCAAACCAACCCTTATACACTAATAAACAGTTGTTAACTTCTTCCGGCGTATGCTTCCCTTGTTTAAATTCAACAAATAACTCTGCTATATCGTTCAAGAGTATTGCTTCTTTTTCATTCAATCCAGCACCAAATGGGTTGAAATATTTTTGCCGCCATTCTTCCGGGTCCATAGGTGCAATGACATATACACCGTTCTTTTTATGGCCGTATAATCCGTAAACAATTTCCTTTGCTTTTTCCTTAATTTCATTGAATGTCATATCATATAGCAACTCTTTTCCTATGCCATTTTCTGTTGATTGACAACTTTTTATTGTTTTCATACAGATAACTAATTTCGTTATATAGTTCTTTAATTCTCTTTAACTTCCGACCAACGTAAACCTGTGTAGATCCTACTAAATCACCAATTTGTTTTTGCGTTTTGCCTTGACTACGTAATTTTAATATCTTCCGTTCTTGTACTGTCAATATTTTGTTTAATGCTTTGAGTTTTTCAGAAATTTCACTTTTACTCGTAAAGTCTGTCTCTATATCTTTGTCACTAAGAATGTCGCCTAGTTCAATTTCACTTCCATCTTTACCTGAATAAGTTGTTGTATTGAATGATATATAGCCACTTAATACATTAACAACCTCTGTAAGATGATCCTGATCTACTTTTAATTTTTCACATATTTCATCAAACGTGTAACCATGTTTAATTAATGCTCTATAACTTGAATACAATTCTTTATCGGTACGAGGTACATATATCAGATTATTTGAATAATCACGTATATAACGCTTTATTTCGCCTATTATCGTAGTTGTCGCATAAGTTGAAAATTTAGTCCCATAATTATGGTCAAATTTTCTTTCAGCTTTTACAAGTCCTATACATCCACTTTGGTAATAATCATCAAATTCAGGAGTATTCAACACATAGCCGAAATATCTTTTAATTACGTTTCCTACTAAGCCATAATTGTTAGATATTAACTCATTTACATCTTTCAAAATTTCACCCCCTATATTTTAAAATTGGTCTAAATCATCTTGGAATGGATGCGGTTCATTAACTTGTTGCAGCTCTATTGTTTCTTTCCATACTGCTTTCTTGGTAGCAATCATCGTTAAAAGATTCTTTTTCTCTTCTATAGTTTTAGCTTTCTTAAAATCTGCTTCTGTTATCACTCTCAATACTCATCACCACTTTCAAGCATCTGTTGGTACATACCTTCTCTTAATCTCTGTACGTCACGTTTAAAAGATTCCGGTAACATTGCTTGTGTCTTTAATACCTCTCTATTTTCCGCATACATTCTTTCAAATTCCGGTCTAATAAACGATACGTTTCCGATTAATAACTCTTTGCTGCCAAGTTGTTTAACTAGGTTATATATGTCAGGATAATCATTCTTAAGCCTCTGATAATCTTCTGCTGTACTATAGAGATTGATATACCTTGTAAATATGTCCCATGCTTCTGCACCTGTAATCTGTTCGCCTTGAATAATAGTAAGAGCATTTTCCCTTATATCTGCTATTGTTGGAGGATATTTTGAAATCAGTATGTGCTTTTGAAGCGCTTTCCCTGCTAGTTTGTAATCAATATCTTCAAGAGCTTTGGCCCACATTTCAACTTTCATATTTACACCGTTTTCATCCGTTTCACCAACTGTAAATGATTCGTATGCCATTTTAATAGCTGCAAAGAGTTTAACTATTTCAGAAGATGTCAAATTCATTGCCCCCTTTCTCATCTTGTATTGCTTTGTCATATGCTCTTTTTAATGAATCCATATCACGTTCGTATTTTGATTTATATTGTTTCTTAGGTTGATGTTGCTGTTGTTGTTTTCTTTTCTCTGCTATCTGTATTTCACGTTCTTTAACAAGCATTTCAGCTTGTTCTTTTGTTCGCACTCCTTTTTCATACCAAGTCCATAAAATCTTTTCTGTATAAGCTACATTTGATCCATTCCATACCGCAGTACGTTCAAGCGCATAAATTACAGTATCAATATCAAGTGGTTCTGGAATTTGGTCTGACTTTTTTAAGAAAAATGTCAATATATCGAGTTGTGTAATAGATGGTAAAACTTTGAATGTATTAAAATATGCTTGCTGTAATTTTATGTTGACTTCCCTATATATATCATCATCATATATATTATTATCATTATTATCATTATTATCATTATTGTTTGTATCCGTTGACTGTTTCTTTTCTGTTACCTGGCTGTTACTTTTATCATCATTACAATCTTGATAAACACTGTAATTTACTATGCTGTAATGTGTTTCCTTTCTGTTACCTAAATCGTATATTTCCAACATATTGTTTTCAACAAGCCAATTTAAAATACTTGATATAGTTTTGGGGTTCGGCACTTTAAATTTTCCTCTTTCATACCATCCAACCCATTCGGCTATATCTCTTATAGATGTAAGTCTTTCGCCACGTTTTATAAGCTTTTTACCTACTGTTTTTGTTCCTGGATACCTATATGGTATATACGTGTCTTTGTGGTTCGCTTCAAGTAATAGTCTTTCAAATACCCTAAGATATAACGGTGGCATTTGGTAAATATCACTTTTTATGATTGCTCTATGAAGTTTTATATAGCCTTGCACATTCAACCTCACCCCTTTGCGAATTTGTGCAATTATGTATACACAATTGTTAACGCTGCATGATTCACGATATTTGGGGCAAATTGCCCCAAAATATCGTGGTCATTAAAATGGTAATTCAGAGTCATCTACTGGAATAAATCCTTCTGGAATATCAGATTGCTCTGTACTCTGCTCATTCTTTTTACTACTTCCTGCAAAATACACATTATCTACAACAACCTCTGTAGCATAGTGCTTTTTACCTTCTTGGTCTTCCCATGTTCTTGTTTGAATTTTACCGACAACTACAATTGGCTGACCTTTTGTAAAATATTTGCATACAAATTCTGCTGTGTTTCTCCATGCTTGACAATTTATAAAATCCGCTTGTCTGTTTCCTTCTGAATCTTTGTAATCTCTTTCAACTGCTAATGTAAAACTGCACACAGGCGTATTACTTGTCGTATATCGTAATTCAGGCTCGGCAGTCATGCGTCCCATTAGGATTACTTTGTTTAACATTTAATCAACCTCCAATCATTTAAAACGGACACCAGTCCAATTCAATTTCCATGCCGACATCTGCAATAACCGTATCAATTCCGGTCATACTTTGTATTTCATTTGCTATCTTCATTGCATCTGAATTGCTATCTGATAAATGAATTAATATAATCTTCCTGACGGTAGATAAATCATTTGCATTTAAGAATTCTTTAACATGTTTAAGACTAAAATGTGATTCTATCAACCTATTTTTCATAGCACTATGTACTAATCCACTATCAACATTATGTCGTACGGTATCATCATCAAAGTTGCATTCAATCATGATATAGTTAAGTCCTTTGAACCGGTATTTAAGATAATAAGTATCAGTTGCAAATAAAAGTTTTTCGCCTGTAGGCTTATACTGTATTAAAAATCCCAAACTACCTTCACAATCATGTTGAGTATCAAATGGTAATATAATAAAATCGCCTACTGTAAACTGTTTTTTTGGTTCTATAACGTTGTATCTATAGTGGTTAATACCTAATGCCTCTTTTGTTCCTTTACTAGCGTATACGTCAATTCCGGCGCTCATAACGTCATGTATCGCTTTGCAGTGGTCTTGGTGAGCATGAGTGACTAAGCACCCACACACACCACTAAAATCAAAATTCATCGCTTGCTTTAATCGCCTAAACTGTATACCGCATTCAATCAACAATTTACAGTTATCCGATTCAAGAAGATAGCAATTTCCGGCGCTACCACTTGCAAATACTTTCAACTTCATTGCTCATTCTCCCACGGCGGTTTAGCATCCGTCATGTTAATCTGTCCGTCATCATCATTTTCCGGAGTATTCTCTGATTGTTGATATTTTTGAGTTTTAACTATCTTTTGTGGTTCATCTTTTTGTTCCTGTTGTGGTTCCTCATGAACTTCCTCATATTCCACATCAGCAGCATTTTCAATGTCTATCAGTTCTTTGTTTGCATTTTCCTCAATTTCAGCTTCAACTTCTGCTTCTTTCAATTCCTCGTCCATTTGTTTAGCAAATTTAGCAACAATACTCTTATCATCAGAGGAATTAATAACGTACTTGCAAACCTTATTAATTGCCGTCTTTTCACACATATCAGCAGTGAATTTATCATGTGTACTACCAGCTTTGATATTGCCTTTATCATCAACTGGTCTCATTTGCGACTGCTTCCATGCCTGTTTAATTTGGTCTAAAGTCAAGATAGTAGATAACTCTTTACCATCCTTGTAAAGAATAGTTGCATAGGCACCGATAATTTTATCTTTATTGATATTTCCTAACTTTTGCTTATGTAACGTTACAACCTCTTTTCCGTGCCTAATTTCATATTCAAACTCGTCATCTTCATACACCGTTTTTGCATATATATCAACAATATTAGGATCAACCATTTTTGCTACATGCATGGATCCGAAATAAGACCTCATGCAAACAAGTTTCTTGCCGTATGCTATGAAATAGCACTGTTTCTTATCTGGATTCAAACCTTGAATTACCATGCTCAAAAGTGCATTTGCTATGCTTGCTTGCGTACATACTTCAAGCACAGGTTTCTTGTTCATATCAGTTGTTTCCTGAATCATAAGCCATGCAGATTTTAAAGCGTTTTCAGGAACGTAATTTTCAGGGAAGAAAAGTTCCCCATTATTTTGGAATTGTTTGATTTTTTGTTCGACTATATCAATAGTCTCTTTTTTTACAACTGCTAAATTATTATTTGCCATTATTCCTCAACCTCCACTCTTAATGTTTTATCTTTGCTAACTATTAAGCCAATAACTTGGCTATCGGTATCAATTAACTCGTTAATGCTTTCTTTGTTGTCGATAAATATCGGAGCAAATATGTCATAATGCTTTGTCAATGTATTAATAATATCCAACCCTGCATTAATCTTTGCAGCATTATTAGCATCACTGAACGGTACACCGTTGATTAATGCTTCACAGCAATCAACTATGGAACCGTTGACTTGTGTATCAAACATCTTAAACCGTACAAACTTAAACTTTTGATTAATTCTATCTTCAAGCATATTAACCTTTGCTTTGGTGAATTTGTCACATAAGAATTGCTGCTTTTCAATATTTAAAATCTGTTGCGACAAGTTCTTTTCTTCCTGCTTCAATTCTTCAATTCTGGCCTTTGATTTTTCAATAACTTCACGATTATTAAGAGTAGCATTAATATCATTTATTCTGCTGTTTATGCGTTGCTTTTCAAGTATGAGTGATTCCGTATCAATACTACTTGCATTAGATAATTCGTTTTTCATTGCCGCAATTTCATTCTTTAAAGCTGTGTACTGTTCGTTATCATCAAAGTTAACTTCCTGTACCGGAATATTAAGCTTTTCTTCAACTTCTTTGAGTTTGTCGTTTATTGTTGAAAGAATATCACTTAATTCAGCGTTTTTGGTTTCTCTGGATTTTATATCTTCTTTGGCATCATCAATCGATTTTTTAAGAGATTTGCCATTAACTGATATAGTACTAAGTATTACAGTTTTATTGTCTTCAAAATTCTTTTTCAGTTTTTCAATTTGACTTTCTTTTTGGTCTTCTGGAAGGTTCTGTTTACAAACCGGGCAAATGAAATTGCTATCATCAGGGGCAACAAATTGCTTTGCTTTTTCAGTATTCCATTGTTCTACCAACTTTTTAATTTCCTGCTCCCAGTTAATGATATTATCTTTGTTCCTTGCAATAACCTCATTATTTCGCTTTATCATTGATTCTGTATCTTCTTTTTCGTATAACAACTCACGCTTTCTTGCTTTCAGCTTTTCAACTTCACTATAAGCAGCTTTCTCAATTTCTCTTTTGAGTGATTCAATCTGATTCTTCTTTGCAAATACTTCACTTTGTTTTTTTCTGAACTCATTGGCCGCATTTGTCGCCTGTGTCATCTTTATTTCAATGTCATTCAACTGTGAATCCAATGTTGATTTCTCTGCTTCAAGTGCTGCATAATCTATGCTGCCATCCAATTCCGGCATATTCCTATAAACTTCATCAATCCTAGCCGGTATTTCTTTTATCTCTTTGTTCAATCTCGCATGTTGCGCAGCTATCATTTTCTTAAAATCATCAATTGACTTGTCACCAACAATAGCCTGTAATTTTTGTAATTCTTCATCCGAATTAAATACTTCACTGTCCGGTATATCTCCTAATACCTCAAGCAGTAATGTCCTTCTGTCTTGCCACTTCATAACTGTATTGAAGTATAGAACATTGGTAATAAGTTTGAATATATCCTCGCTGATAATACTTCCAATTTTCTCCGTATATTCACTTTTTGACTTTGGAACTTCGTCAATAAAAAATACAGTTTCGTGGCCTGTCATGGTCCTTTCAGCTTCACCCTTACGTTTTGTCCATTTCTCTTTATAAACCTTTCTTAATGTTATAGGCTTATTATCAATCGACAGAACAGCCTCGACTTCATGCTCTAACCCATGAATTACGTTACCATTGTTGTTATAAGTCTTAATACCAAAATCCTTACGATTTTGACTGTCCTTATCAAATAACAGCCACATGAAAGCATCAAATATTGTTGTTTTTCCGGCTCCATTATCTCCGTAAACATTGGCATTCTTTCCGTCAACTTTTAATGTAAAATCTCTTATCCCTTTAAAATTCTTAAGCTTTAAGCTTACTAATCTAATTTGCATTTACACATACCCCCTTAATTCTTTAAGTTGTTCATAAAGATTCAAATACTGTTCCCTGTACTGGTCACGTTCAGCTTCCGCTTTTACCACATCAGATAAAAGCCTACTTTCCATCTGTTTAGCTGTTTCATCATGCAGTTGTTCATCTAATGCGTTGTAAAGCTTTTCTGCTTGTTCTCCGTTTATATCAACTGAAATTTTAGAATAAAATTTGTCTATGATTGTGATAGTGCCAGTCTGTTTGAGTGGATTGTATTTGAATTCAATACTGTCTGTATCATATAAAGATACATCTGCATTATTTAATTGCATTGACAATTTCGCCCCTTTGTTTTATACTGTACTTGAAAATATGTTTTTTATATTTGCACTTTTAAAAGTGCTTTTTTTATGCCTTTTTATCGAATTTAAAAGTGTCTATGTATTTACCATTGTCTTTAGTTGGCTTTTTGTACATTATGTACATGATTGTTATTCCGGTAATCAATCCGGAACAGAAAAATATAAACCAAATTAATAAGTCACCCAAAAACTTTAAAAATTCACCCATGTACTGCCTCCCCTCTAAACCATTTGTGGCAATCTTCTAAACAATAGTAATATGCGTTCCCGATTTTCTTCCTTGGCATTCCTTCCTGTACAAAGTTTGTTAGCATTCCTTTACTGCATAGTAATACTTTACATGCTATTTTATAGCTGACATATTCCTTGCCTTCGTGTATAATTCTATCTTCAACAGGCGGTTTACCTATCGCCACTTTGTTTCACCCCACTTACTTTGTATATTCCTTAATTCCGAATATTCCATGATACGGTGCATATTGATTGTTGTAATAATCAATAATGTTTTTTACTTCTTCGTTTTCTGCAATCAATTTCATGTTCTCTTGCTCTAATGCTTCATTCTGTGCTGATAAACTTTGCACTCTTGAATGTAATGCATCATAAGCCTCTCGCAACGTCATTTCCCTGCTTTTTAAATCTGGAATTGTGAAACATACTAGAACAAGTACCGTACATGTTGATAGAATTGCTATGGAATTTATAATACTTCTTAATATTCGCTTCACGCTGTCACCCCCTCATTCTTAAAACAAAGCTATGATAATCATTAACCCTATGCCAATTGCTGTTACTCCCCATGCAAACGCATTACTTTCTCTGCACCTATCCTCTAGCCACTTAATCATCAATATCACCACCTTCTTGACATCTAATTCATTTTTTATTTGACTATTTGTCGGGCTGTCTTTTGTGTTTTATGCTGAAATGCTTTCAATTTCTTTCTTTAGTCTCTCAATTATGCCCCTTCTTTAACTTGATTACTTTCTGTACTATCAAGCAAACTTGAAAAAACGTCTAAATCAATGACAGCAAACTTCTTTTTTAAAGATTCGTAAAATTCGTCCCATGTGCCATTTTTTACTCTACATATAATTTTAAGTCCTGTATGCTTGCCATAAAAAACTTTAGGTTCACTCATTTTAGTATCATCTATTTTGGCACCACTCATGTTTTATTCCTCCGCTTTTTTGACATTTTAAATTCAATATCTATTCCAAGCACTTCAAAAACTTTTAGCATAACATCTTCATTCCATCGTTTGTTGCCATTTATTAGATTCGTTATATATTGTGGTGTATAGCCTGTAGCTTGTGCCAGTTGAGTTTTGTTCATATTAAGTTCTTGCATGCGTTGAATTACAACTGAATTGATATTTGATATGTTTTTGTCTTCATTTACCACGTTGTTTCACCTCCATTGTAAAATAACAAAAGCCGACCAACACATGTGACTAATTACTAATTAGATAGTCACCGGTTGCTCGGCTCTGGCTCTGGCTCTCTGGCTCTGGCTCTGGCTCTTTTATGCGATATTATGTTTACGTTTTGTTCTATTGATTATCTCCTGCTGTTCTAAATCAGTCTGATGTTTTATATCTACCTCCCCTCTGTGGTATCTGCACCATATTTTAACACCAGCTGCGTTTTCCGTCGTTTTTGCTAATTTTAAACCGCATATTGGGCATAAAAACCACTTTTCATTCATAATAAACGCCTCACTTTTAAAATTTATTTAACTTGGACTCGCTCTTGCCTTCTTTTCATAACCGATTATGACCGATATTAACTCTTTCAGTTTTTCAACCCCCCTTGGTTTTTCTTACACTGTAATATTAAACTAATAGTTGAATAATATCAAGTACCAAAATAAACCATTTGATTCAAATAAGACAGATTATCTTTATCTTACTTTAAATTCCTTTTTAATTCTATTAGTTTAATAATTTTTAAAATTTATAATTCTATTGGAATATTGTATAATTTAAAAACTAATGGTAAAATTTAAACTAATAGAATAAAACAGAAAGGAGTGATTACCTATAAACAACTTATTAAAGCTTAGAAAACAAAGAAACATGACTGGAATTGAAGTAGCAGAATATTTAAATATATCACCACAATTTTATTATTTATTAGAAAAGGGTAAGAAGACATTAACACAAGAGTATTTAGAAAAACTATCAGACTTATATGGTGTTACTATTGATTATATATTAAATAGGACTAATGAAGAAACACTTAGCCCATCTACCACTAAAATAGTTAACGAAGTTATAAAAACAGATCCAGAATTATTAGAAAAAATGATACTTGCCAAAGACTTATCAGAAAAAGATAGAGAAAAAATCAAAGAATATACTGATATGCTAATAGAAAGAAGACAAAAAGAATTAGAACAGCAATATAAAACTAATAAAGAATAGAAGGTGTTTAAATGATTTTTGCTGCTATCTATGCAAGAGTATCAACTGAAGAACAAGCAAATAGAGAAAATTCTATTCCTGCTCAAATAAGATTGATTAAAGAGTATTGCCAAAAAAACAATATACAAATATATAATGAGTATGTAGATGAAGGAATATCTGGACAAAAAGAAGACCGCCCCGCATTTCAAAAAATGATTAAAGATGCAAAAGGTGGTCATTTTTCTGTTATTCTTGTACATAAATTCGATAGATTCGCAAGGAAAATTGAATTAAGCCGAAAAATAAAAACAGAGCTAAAAAAAGCCGGTGTAAATGTAATTAGTATTACCGAGCCTGTAGAAGATAGTCCTATAGGTTTTTTTCAAGAAGGATTAATGGAATTACTTGCAGAATACTATGTTAAGAATTTATCTAAAGAAGTTAAAAAAGGTATGAGTGAACGTGCATTAAAAGGAAAATATATGGGACAAATGCCCTATGGTTATTATATTGAAAATGGACAAGTAAAGGTAAACCAAGAACAAGCAAAAGTTGTTAGAGATGTATTTAATAGATATATAAATGGTTGGGGGCATTTAAAAATCGCTCGTTATCTTAACGATTCTAAAATACCAACTTATTCAGGTATTATTGGTGGTTGGCAGTCATTTCAAGTATGTCAAATGCTTAAAAACTACAAATATATCGGTAAAAACCTATGGGACGGTCAATTATACAATGCAGATTTTCCAAAGTTGATTGATGAAGATTTATTTGAATTTGTTCAAAATAGAATGAGAGATAGAAAGAAAAAATACACTTATCATGGTTCTAATTATAACGACTATTTATTATTAGGAATTCTTCGTTGCCGTGAATGTGATGGTGCAGCAAGAGCGAGATTAACAAATAAAGGTAGACCTGGTGAATATCCTTCATATTTATGTGCCAGAGCGTCTATGTACCGTAATCAATGTACATTTACCAAACATTTTCATACGTACAAGTTAGAACAAGATATTGAAGATGTTATTTCACAAATTGTTGATAACAAACATTATCTACAAGATTTTAGAATAGTAACTAAACATAGTGCAAATACAATAGATACTACCGAAGAACAGATTAAACGAATTGATAAAGAACTACAACGTGCCAAAGATGCTTATTTAGCTGAAGTATTTTCATTAGAAGAATATAAAATTATAAAAGAAGAATTAGAAACAAAAAAAGAAAAATTAACTTTTGATTATAGTAATATGCAATTAAAACAAATGCAAAATAATATAAATACATTACATGATAAGATAAAAACTATATGGAGTACATATTACAATCTTGACATTGCTCAAAAGAAAGTAGCTTTATTAAAGTTTATAGATGTAATTTATATTGGAAGAGATGGCATAGAAATAATTTTTTACATTTAACTCCTGCTTTTTATAAGAGGATG